TAAATGCAATGGCATCCTGCCTTGCTTCTGCAATCGCAATACACTTATTCGCAAGTGCTTGTGCTTGTTCTTTAGGATATGCTGCAGATCCCATAAGAATGAAATCTACATTAAAATTCTCAGTGTCAAATAAATCATATCCAGCAGTGAGACCACTTAAACCAGCACTTAAGGATCCAGCAGCAGTTGTGTCTGATAATCCATCATAGTTTAAACCACCGGTCAACTGATTGTTTGAATTACCAATTGCACCGAAAGCAACTCCTTCTGCATCTTGCTCCCACTCTTCATCAGAAACTAAATTGAAAGTTCCTGCATCATATGCAGTTGTTACAATACCTGCAGGTTGAGATCCGGCAAAAATATAACCAGAATTTGATTGAAGATATTTTCTCCAATATGAGGGAGATCCGAATGAAAACTCTGCATCTTTTGCTTTAGACAATCCAATGTGCCTTTCGAGCAGTGAACCAGAATTTCCGGTAATAGCACCATCACCATCAATAACTACGATATGAACTTCATCAAATCTTGCACCTCTTTCCGCACCAAAAGCAGTAGTAGATGGTCTCTCGGCAACAGAGTTCCAATTTACTGTAGTGGATTCTGAAAGTGTCAATGTTTGTTGATCATACCAATCCAATTCGGATGATACCTCAGTAGATGCATAAGATACTGACTGACCAGCAGTATGAATTGCTACAGAACCAGAACCAGAGAATGCATAAACACCTGCAGGTTGATATTCAACTGCTGTTACAGTATTTCCTGCAGAAACGTGCTCAAGTACTTTTACATATACATCAGTACCATCAATTTCTGTTACAACACCTTTTAGGTATCCATCAAGTGTTGATGTTGTTCCTGCTCCGGGAAGTGTTGAGCTGATTGATTGTGTTACTCCATATCCAACACTAAGTCCAGCTGGTAGTGCAGATAAAGACAGAATTTGATCTGCTTTAGCATCAATAATACCAACTCTAAGACCATTACCCCAAGAACCAGGATTTCTTGCGATTACAGTTGCTCCAGCAACTGGAGTCTGATCATATCCAAGTTGCTCATAATGCTCTGAACTTTTGATTTTTAATGATGCACCTTGATCGTTTGCATTTTTCAGATCTGTATCATCTGCTCTTACGACTCTAAGTGATCCTCCATATGCTAAGAAAGAAGAAGCAACAAGCCAATGCTCGTAGTGATTGTCCGTTCCCTGTGGTTTTCCAAAAATATCTAAAAGATCCTTTTCGTTGGAAATTAGAGTAGGAACCTCTACAGGACCTTGTGCGAAAGGTGAAACAATCGCACCAATACTGGCAGAAGTTGGATCAACTCTACCAACTGTTAGGTCTACTTCCCTTACTAAAACACCAGGAGATGCTAAATTTAATGGCATCTGTTTTACCCTCGCAGTCCAAATTTATCTAAAAATATTTAGGAAAAGGGGCATTTTCAGTGGGGAAACAATGCGTGAATATCTACCAGTCAGGATATTCCCAATTAGATCGGTATTTTTTTCCTTTTTTTACTCTTACTATAGTGCATTCTTTGCATTCATAAGAATATGCTGATGGTAAAGTCTTTCTATCTTTTCTTGTGAGATAGTAGTCTTCTATTAAATTTTTGACCTTACCACAAACTCTACACTTACGGTCAAAAAATAATAAGTGTTCTACTTCTATCTCATCATCAAATGACATTACATATAATCCCACATATAAGAACGATCTCCATATTCATCAGTATGCCATCTGTCTCCATTTGAGTCAACAAAACTCGTTTCATCTGTTATACCATCAGAAATAAATCCAAATGGTGCCATATCTTGCTCAATCTGATTTTTCTGCTCTTCATATATTCTTTTACGGACATCATTATCCGTCATTTCTCTAAAATAATCTTGTGCAACTAACCAAGAAAAAATGACAAGACACATTGCAAGGTCATCATTACAACCTTCTTCTGCCTCAAATGAATTACCTTTTTGTGCAAAGGTTGTAAGTTCTGAAATGACTTCATAGTCACTGGTAATTAACTTATCATCTTCAATTAAAGTTTTGAGGTTGGAGCATCCTAACTTTTTAACTGCAGCAGTTGTTCTAACACCAAGTTGAGATTTCTTTCCACTAAAACCAGACCCAACAATCTGCCCATTTCTACCTCTCATAGCACACATAAGAATATTTTCATATTCCAAGTCATACTGGAGAATACTTGCCACCTGATCTCCAATATCATTCACCTCAATCAATAACCAAGAATCATTATATCCTTTTGCCACATCCAAAATAATATTTGGAAATAACATTGGTTTAATTTCATTATTACGATATTTACCTACAACTTTATAGGGAAACTCTGTGATATCAAAAATAATGAATGCAGAATAATCATTACCTAATCCACGAGCAACGTCTACTGTAATTAGATAGTTATGATCTTCTTTTGGATTTTCGTAGATATCGAGTCCGGCATTTCTTTTGATTGGATCATCATAAACCAACATCTTAAGTTTTGCTGGATTGATGAGTGTATTGACAGATCCTAAGAACTCACACTCAAACTCAACCTTGAACTGTTGTTCGGAAGTGTTGGCAATGGTCTGCTCTTTCCAGACAATATCTCTACCAGGAACTTCGGACCAATGGACTTCTGTGGGAATATATTCATTCTTCTTCTTTTCTGCATCATGCCACATACGGTAGAAGTGATTCATACCGTGTGGGGTAGACACGATAATTACTTTGGTGTTTTTACCAGAAGTAATAGTAGGATAAACAGATGCAAAGAACGAGTCAGCAACGTGATTTGGGACAAATGCGAATTCGTCGAGAAAGAGGATGTTGAATGACATACCTCGGACAGCACTTGCAGACGTAGAAGCTGCCAATATCTTACTGCCATTTTCTAATTCGATAGAACCTTTATTCCAGGATATAATACCCTGCTGCATCCATTTAGGCAAGTTTTCATAAGCAGTTGCTAACCTTCCTAATAATTCTCTTGCGGTTGCTGCCTTGTTTGCCAAAATGCCGATGTTTACACTATCATTGAAGATAAGATAGTGTAGAAGATATGATACACACGTTGTAGATTTACCAGTCTGTCGTGGCATCTTACAGATGTTAAATCTATGATTGTGAAAGTTTTCAATCAGTTTCTCTTGGAAATGATATGGATGAAACTGAGTTAAACCCTCATCAAGAGAAACAATCTTTACATAATTATTAGCAAAGTAAATTGGGTCTTCCCTACACTTAAGGAATTCAATAATCTGCTCTTCAGTAAACTCAATCGCAGTATTTGCCTTTTTTAATAACGGATTACCAAGATAAACTTCACTCATAACAAAACTCCTTTTTTAATCTACTTCCCAAATTAAAGAAGTGTCTGTTCTATTTAATGATGCTGCAGACTTAATAGCAACTGTGATAATACTTCCAGGAGAAATAACAATTCTATAATCAGTCAAATCTTGATTGATAGAACCATCTTGTGCAACGACATAAGTTGCAATAGGAGTATTTGACAATTGATTTATTGTTCCAGTTTCTTTACATACAAGAGCGATCGAATTGCCGCCTGGTTGTGATTTAAAGATATGTGCTCCTGTAGCAAGTGGAGCATCTAGGAATATTGAAATTTCTGCAGCAGAAACACCTGTATCAATTGCCGATGTTAATCCTTTAAGAATTATCTCTCTGGCATTGATAACTCCATTATTTGTGATTGGATTTTTTACCGATATCAGATGATGTAAGTCATTTGCAGTTAATCCAGCAGTATTTTTAGATGTGGAACTCGTATAAGAATTGGACACAATCTTACCTTCTACTCCCATCATCATAGAAGCACCACAAGCACTCGCAGTGGACGCAATTCCAACACCACTTAAGTTTGCTGCAACATATCCAAGTTTGAATGATGGATTTGCTACCCATGGAGTATTATACTTATTTGAATAATGAGCATGATGGAAGAAAATCATATCTCCATTGATTGGATTTTCTATTGCATACCTTTGCTCACCAGCACCCAACCAACGATAATTAATTTGGAATACATTTAGTTTACTGGTGTCTAATGTAACACCAGAAGGATTGGTCGTTCCACCAACACCGCTTAATGTATCAAGATTCCAATCTTCCTGATAAGTCCAATCTTCTATTGGATCTGCACCAGTTTGGACTGTTGAAAATGTTCCAACTGCTCCAGTTGTTCCTGGATTGAATGAAAATGTCCCAGTCTGCTCTCCAGTAGAATTTGATAAGAATAATATATCATCATCTCTTTGCTCATCAATGTGAGAAGCAAATGTGTTTAATGCAATACTTGCTGCTGTTGCAGATGTAATACCAGAATCATCCGATAAAGTTACATTATAAGGTGTTCCATTTAAAGTAACCGTTGCAATTCCTGAAGAACTTGATGCTGTTGTAATTGTAAGTTTTCTAATCTCTGCCTTAGAACCATATTGTCGTAATACACCAAATCTTCCGTTAGTATTAAATCCAACTTGGAGTGCTGATTCTTGACTAAAAAATCCTGCTCTAAGAGTTACACCTTCAGTTGGATTTAAAAAGTGTGCAGTGAATCTTGCAACACCACCCTGACCCGGACGATATCTTAAAAATCTTTTTGTCCTTACAACGCCATAACCATAAGCACTTGTTCCAGTTTCGGCAATAAACAAACTATCTCTAGTGGTTGCTATTCCACTTGTAAAAGTGAAAGTTTGAAAATTGTTTGATGGAAGACCATAAATTGGGTCTAACTGAACTACTGGTGTTAGTTCTGCAGTTGCATATTCTCCAAAAGAACTTCTTCCAGTAGCACCTTCATTAATAATATTTCCATACTGATCTGCCTGAAGATATACCTCATGGAGAGTTCTCTCCTGGTTCAGGTAGTCCTGTTGATTTTTATTCCACTGAGCCATTAGTCACTCCAACCCAATCTTTCTGGACGATACCTTTGTGAACTCTTAATATTTAAAGAACTTTGTGATGCTGGATAGATGTTATGAACCACAGCACCAGGATATTCTCCTTGAAGATTTTCTGCCAGTTCATTCTTAGAAGGCATAGAACCTTCTATTTCCAATCTATATATTTTACCTTCCCAGACGACATCGGCAAAGAATGACTCCGATGCCTGCTCTGGTTGAGAACCTCCCACATTGAGAGTTCCATTAAAATCACCATTGATGGTGATGCTTTCTGAGAGAAATTCTTTGAAGTTTTTCATTAGCACTTCCAGCGACGACGGGCTTTGCAAATTGCTTTATCGGGGTCTTCTGAGCAATCGATGTTATGCATATCTTGCTGCCCCTTAGAACGTGAGCAGAAGGACTTTCTGCGCTTTGCATCCTTACTGCCTGGTTTTGGATCACCAGTTACAGCAGTTTTAAGTTTTGAACCTGGGTTCTCACGGCGATAAGTATCAA